GCGTTGCGTTGCCAACCGGGATTTCATACGTGGCGTTGACGCTAGTACCACCCCCTCCAATATCGTACGCAGTGGCGGCAACAGGAGTGGTAATGGTGTAGGTGTTGGCGGTGAGGACCGTGACTTGGAAGTTCTGGTTCAACACAGCAGCGGTGATGCCCTGATTAACCTCCAGAGAGAAAGTGCCAGAACCTGCCGTGGTTGTGGTGATGGCTGCGCCGCCTATGTTGTTGGTGAAACTGACTGTGGTGCCAGACACCACAAGGATGTAATAGACCACTCCGGCGGTCAACCCCGCCGGTAGGGAGCCACCAGAAGAGACAGACAAAACCACCGGCGTGCTGGTAGCCAGTGCGGAAGTCAAAATAAACTCAGTAGCCGTGGATCGTGTAAACGTCTGATAGCTAAGACCCAACGCACCGGCGAAGGTAACAAAGTCCCCTGTGGTGCAGCCGTGTGCCGTGTCCGTGACGGTGACGGTTGTAGAACTTGTGGTGGCTGCAAAGGGGTTGCTAAGCGCCCCGGAGTTTGCCCGGATGGGGGTGATGTCGTTGTAAGCGCCGCCCTGCTCAATGTAGAACTTGAGGTTGGTGCCGACCCCCGTCACCACCGACGGGTTGCTGATTAGCGACCATGTCCACAAGGACCGGCATATGCCTTCAAATGTGTAGGCAGAAATCTGCTCCCAGCCGCCAACCTTCTCGGGTGTACCCTGACGAAACCGTACTTTGTCGCACGAGTACCAGCCGCCTTCGTTGGTGTAGCGGGTGTTTTCCCGGTTTACACCGGGTTTGAGAAGAATCTTTTGGAGCGGCATGAGTGCGTCCTTACGCCGCAGACTCGGTCATCTTGGCGGCAGTGACTTGGACCTCTTGGACCCGGCGACCCCACCCCTTACCAAAAGTGTTCCAAGTTGAGAGGGACCGCAAAAACTCCAAGCGGGTTTGCTGGTATTTTTCCACAATATCGTCCGCAGGCATAGCCGCCACCTTACCCAGCGTGCCGGGGCCAATCGCCCCGTCTGGAGTCGCCCCCACGGTTTGCTGTAGCCACTTAGCCGCCCGGCCCGGGCCAGAATTAATGGCAGCATCAAACACGATGTAGTCCACCCCGGCAGGGAGATCGTCGCCCTTGATCTTGTCCCAGTACTTGGCCTTGTACATGGGGCCCACAATCTCCGGGGTCAGCCCCCGCATGGTTTTCTCGTCCACCTCATGGCCGACCCATTCTTCCCAGACACGCTTGGTGACACCCAGATTGGTCATGCCGCCCGGATCGGACGGATGATGTACGTAACCACCCTCGTGGTGGAGGATGGCCTCAAGAGCGGATTCAAAGTTCTCTTTCATTTGATTGCCGGTGCCTTAGAAAGAAGATCGGTCTTGGCCTGCGAGCCTGCGCTGGAGCCGAAATAGTAGGCAATGATGCCCGTCCATGCGGTGCCGAGGGAGCCCAGCATCATTAGGATGGCGGGGTTGTTGGAGTCCACCTTGCCCAGTAGCATCATCACAAGGATGCCGAAGAACCCGACGGTGACAATCGCAGCCAGCGCCGGGGGAACGATAGAGCGGGTAGCGGCCTGCATCTCCCGGGCGGATTTGCGGTCTTCTACCGACAGCTTTTCAAAGTTCAGACCAAGCTCTTGCGCCTGTTTCTGAAGCTCAATCTCGGCGATCTTGACCTGCGCGATCTGCTCGGCAGTCAGTTTGTTGTTGGAGATCATGTCTCCGACCTTCTCCGGTTCCACACCGATAGCCTTGGAGATTGCAGAGACAGCCATACCGGCCAAGGGTCCACCCATCGCAGTAGCGATAGTGGGGGCGATCTGTTTAAGCCATTCCATTACTGTTTGCTCCTTGAAAGCATGGTTGCTGCGATCTGCAAAAGAACACGGTACGCATCTACATCCGGGGGCTCCTCTTTCCAGCCTACCGTGATCTGGCCTATAAATTTACCCTGCTCGGGCGGGACGCTGACTCGGCAGCCGTAGACCACGCCCTTTTCGATATACCACAAGCCAATCTCGGACTGGGCGGTCTTGTACGCGCTACACGGGACCTCTCCTCCCATCAGAGCCACAACATCTCGGTTATTGGATGTATTGGCTGTAAACAGGCCAACATCTAGCCCCTCATGCGTCTTATCTCGACCGTCTTTGGTGTAGGCCCGGTACAGGACACGAGTTCCAAAGATCGGGTTCACTTTAAAGATCGCCACCACCACGGCACCTGTGTTTTTAAACAGATGCGCGGCCACGTCCTCTACCCGGTCCTCGGCAATCGTGGGCAGCTTCTTCTGCTCCTTGTACGCACCGATCAGAAACTCTTGGTTCTGCCAGACAAAGTAACCCGTGAACGCAAAGACAGCCATCAGCACGATGGCAAACAATTTAAACGGAGAGTCCACATACCCGAGGACCTTGTCGATCAGGCTGTTGTGGTTGATCTTCTCGTCGCTCATACCTGCATGATGATGTAAACGAAGCCAATGAGGAAAGAGACAAACCCAACGGTGATGCAGGTGTACAGGACAAACATTGCCTGCTCTTGCCTACGCTTTAGCTTCGCCGCCTTCTCCTCTGCCTCCCTCTTCTTCCTAGCCCTTTGAATCTCCATGTGCTTCTGGAGGAAGAGGGTCCACAACTCTGGGTAACCTCCGTAGACCAACTGATGCTTTAAATGCTCCATGTCCTCACGCAGCTTGTTTTGCTGCATGACGATCTCCATTGCCTGCGCCGCATCTGACTTTCCCGCGTTGGCTTCGTTCGCTGCCTTGTTGACGATGTCGGCTGATTCAAAAAGCTGCGAGAACTCCTTGATGCAGCCGGTAATGTCCTTTCCCAGCTTGAGCGCTTTCTGGATGCCCGCTACCGCAGCTTGCGCAGTGGCAAATGCGGTGATTGGGTCGATCATGATCAGACAGAGGCAAAGACATTCACAAACACCGTGCCGTTTTCAAGCGCTTCAATCTCATGCCATTCGCTGCCCACAAGATTCACGGGCTGGGTGTCCTTGGTCATCTCCAACTGACGGCCTTCCTTGCGGATGATGCAGCGCCCGGCGGTGCAAATGGTCAGATGAGAGTACAGGTGCTCATGGCGCGGTAGCCCCTGCCCAGCGTCGGCATGGTAGACGGTAAGCGTCGTTCCGTTCTGCGTGACGGTAAAGCGGGGAGCGACCGGGATCACAGCGTCTGCGCCCCTTGAGTGGTTGGTTGCAGCGGTCGAGGCTGGCCTGTCACTGGGTCAACGCCGGGCGAAAGCTGGGTGATCTGGCCTTCGATGTTTCCGTCAACGATCTGCTGGTACACCCACTTGCCGGTCTTGGCGTAGTCGTCAGAGCGAGCGCAGTACAGGCAGACTTCAAACGGGAATCCTTCTTCAGGAGAGATTTCTACATCCGCAAAATAAACGCCTTCTTCGTCGCCCGACTTGCGGACGTTGCGGATCGCGCCAAAAGTAATGGTGCCAATAGTGGTCATGATGTTCCTTTAGGCGGTGCGTTGCATTAGGATTGCATATAAATTATAAGCGCAAGGATAACCTTGGGAAATGCCAACTACCCCTCGGGATCGCCATGTCCCAGCTAGAGCTGTTGAACCACCACCAGAGAAAAAATTAAAATCATAAGCCGGAGAAGAATTAAAATAAACAGACGCTGATTGATTTCTGTTAGGGGCAGACGATTGATCATTAACAAATACATAAGAACCAATCGGGAAACTGCTATTAGAAGTAGAACTACCCGTGTAGTAGTCCAGCGCAATAGTCCCGCTGGTAGTAATGGTGCCGCCGGTCAGGCCAGCACCTGCGGTAATGGATGTAAGTGCAGCGGTTGAATTTACAGTGACTGCGCCAGTAGCGCCGCTAACACTAATGCCCGTGCCCGCGACAATGCTGGTGACCCCAGAGTTCGTAAAGGTCACTGCGCCGGTGGCACCGCTGACACCAATACCTGTCCCGGCAACTGCGCTGGTCACGCCCGTGTTGGCTACCGTCACTGCACCGGTTGAAGCGCTGACACTTACCCCCGACCCGGCAGTTAGGCTCGTAACACCCGCCGCCGCAGCAACAAAATCTCCGACGTTGGAGTTCCAAGCAATTAGAGAAATCCCAGCAGCCACAACAGTGACACCCGTTGTCGGGGAGGTGGGACCACCCTTGAGAACTACGCTGCTGTCTGAGTTGTTGATAACAACGTAAACCTTGTCCTGCTTGGGCGCGTAGATGTTGCGTGTCGTGCCCGGAGTCCCCGTAGCAATCAGGATTGCACTACGCGCTTGGTTGGCAGCACCGCCGCCATCAGTAGTCAGCGTCCAATCGCCTGATGTCACGCTCTGAGTGGAGGCGGAAGCAATCGCGTCCTCAACCAAGTCGGTAAGCTGGGTGTTGACAACACCGCCCCACGTGTTCGTGAGTTCCCCCGGTGATGGCTGAACAAATCCCAACAGAGGGGTATAAGAAGAAGGCATTCGTTGCTCCTTGTAACTAATTCAATGTCGGGATGTCTACCCAGTCCGGGTCTTGGTCATCGTCAATGTTGTTCCATGTCCCGGACTGAGCGTTGCCCGTGTTCCCCCATCCGGCATTCTGGCTGGCGTTTATGTCGTTCCAGCTAACCGACTGCGTATCTACCACATTTTGCCAGTTAACGCTCTGGGAGTCATCCACGGAGTTCCAAGTTCCAGTTTGAGAGGTCTGCACGTCTTGCCAGCCCGGGGCCTGAGCAGAGTCTGCGTTACCCCATGAGGTAGCCTGCGCACTATCAACTTCTCCCCACCCCGCAGTCTGACTGGCATTTATGGCGCTCCAAGTAACAGACTGTGCGTCCAGCACGTTCTGCCAGCTTTCCGGTTGGGAGTCGTCAATCAGGTTCCACAGGTAGGCCCCGATCACGCTGTCGGACAGGGTAGCGCTCTCAGGGATAGTGACGTTGTAGATGCTGCCCGGGGCGTTTAAATTGTCTAGGGCTGTGGCAGATGCAACAGCGATGGCGTTGAAAATTGACGGGGCGACAAGCACCGAGTCAGAGGCTGCGGAGGTTTCAAGAATCCGGGCAGCGTACAAAGGCAGAGCGCTGGCTGCATCCGTGATGGTGGCGGACTCACTGATCGTGGCCCGGGGGATGAACGCTGCCCGGTAGGTGTCAGTGCCGGTAGTGGTCTCGGCAATGACGGAGCTAAACCTAGCCTTGGCGCTGATGGCATCTTGCGCAATCGCAAGCTCTTGCATCAGGATGTTGTAGGTCGATCCCGGGGCGTTTACAGCGTCTTGGGCTGTTGCTGCCTCTTGGAGCCTGCCAATGAACACCGCCCGGGCGGACAGGCTATCTGTGATCGTGGCTGTCTCAGCAACTGCCGCAGCCAACGCACGCAAGGCGCTGACCTGATCCGTACCCGTGGCAAGCTCGCTAACCTGCGCGGCGGCGGTGAAGAACGCCCGGACAATCTCAACGACTGAGGAGTACTCAGAGATGTCCGATTTAAACGTAGCCCGAGCGGTGATGGCCTCGGTGCCGGTTGCGGTCTCGGAGATGATCCCTGCGGCAGACAGTCTGGCTGCGTCTGTGTCAGAACCGGTGGCTGTCTCTGCGATGGATGGGTTGGAGATGTACCGGGCGGCGACGGTCTCAGTACCCGTGGCGGACTCTGAAACAACGCCTATGAAGCGCAGGCCACCAACGACGATGTCCGACCCGGAGGCAGACTCAAAGATGCTGGGCAGGGCAATGTACCGGGCAGCCACTGCGTCAGTGATGGACGCAGACTCCACGATGCTGGGATTGGTGGTGTACGCGGCAGAGAAGGTGTCCGTGCCAGTGGCGCTCTCAAGGATGACAACGAAAAACCCCTTGAGTGCGGAGATCAGGTCTGTGATCGTGCCGGACTCAGCAACCGCAGCAAGGAAGATCGCCCGGGCAGAAACAGCATCCGTACCCGTGGCAGTCTCAGAGATCGCAGGATTAATAGTCAGGCTGGCTGCGTCGGTATCGAAGCCAGAGGCTGTTTCACTGATGACCGTAGGGAAGCTGATGCGTCCAACATCCGCGTCAGTGATGGTGGCAGATTCGGAAAGAGTGGAGCGTGCGGTCAGGCTGGCGGACTCAGTGTCGGACCCGGTGGCGGTCTCAGACAACGTAGCGCGGGCAATCAGCCGGGCAAGGTTAGTGTCGGCAATGGTTGCGGACTCAAGGATCGCAGTGCCAAACGCAGACCGTGCGGAGATGGTATCGGTGCCTGTGCCAGACTCGGCCAGCGATGCCCGGAAGATAGCCCGAGCCAGAACAGCGTCGGAGCCAGTGGCAAGCTCTTCAATAGTGCCGAGGTAGGTGATCCCCCCAAGAGCAGCGCTGATGGAGTCCGTGCCGGTGCCGGTCTCGGAGATGATGCTGTTGAAGATCGCCCGGGCGAGGATAGAGTCGGAGCCAGTACCCGTCTCAGTAATGGTCGCAGCGTAGACCGTGCCGCCTGCGGCGACGAAGTACCAACCAAGAGAGCCATTGTTCGTAGAGTTGGCCCCTGCGTACCATTCATCTACGAGCGGGTAAGCACGGACGTTGCTGATGGAGAGGTAATCAACCGTGTTTGCGGCTACTCCTGCGCCGGTGTAAACAAGGTTGGCCGGAGACCCGCTAACAGTCAGAACCCGAGTGGCTGCGCCCGTGGCCGTCCACGGATCGGTTAGCGTTGTTGTAGTGCCGCCAAGCGAAATAGACGTAGCGCCCGTGGCGCTATACGTGTTGGTGATTGTCTTGAAAGTATTGTTTCCCGAGACGGTCAACGCACCCGCGCCACCTTGGTTTAACGTGATGCCGGAGTAGTTTGCACCGCCTCCTGCAAATGTCTTGCCGGAAGCGCTTGTCAGGCTGATGGTGCCAGTGCCTGTGACGGTAAGGTTGGTAGAAGTTGACGTATTCCATCCAGTAGTGCCCGCAATAGTCCATGTTCCAGACCCAACTGCAACCGTTCGGGTGTTTGCAATGCTGGCGTCAAATGACGCCGTAGATGCTCCAGAAATAGTTACGTTATAAGTTGCGGCATCAAATGTGCCTGCGGTCAAGGTCAAACCACCGCCGCCCGCTCCATATGTTACAGATAGAGCATCTTGAAGCGTCACGCTACCAGAAGGGCTGTTAACGGTTATTCTCTGCGTAAACGATTTGCCCGCACTCGTAATCTGCTGGCTCCCCCGCCCCGCAAAAGTTATTGGGTTGGACGTACCGCTCAACGTCGTCCCCGTCCCGTTGATCCAGTTGCCATAGATCGTCGGTGTTGTCGAGCCCGTCGCCAACGTAACCAGCGCACTGCCGTTACGGTTGCTCATGTCGAGCGTGCCGATGTTGT